CTCTCAGCTCGACCTTGCAAGTTCCAAGTCGGCAGCAGCCAACGCCGCCGCCGTTGCCGCCTTTACCGAAACAGCAAAAGCCATTGAGAATGCAAACCTTGCAAGTTCCAAATCGGCAGCGGCAACGACACAGGCAGATGCAGCAACAGCAGCAGGAGATGCAGCCAAAGCCAACGCAGCGGCAGCAGCAAGTGCGGCAGCAGCGGCAAGTGGCGATGCAGCGGCAGCAATTGCAGCAGGAGATGCAGCCAAAACAAATGCAGAAGCAGCAAGTGGTGTTGCAGATGCAGCAACAGCAGCAGGAAATGCAGCGAGTTCAAACGCAGAAGCAGCAAGTGCGGCAGCAGTAGCGGCAAGCGCACAGGCAGCGGCGGCGCAAGCACAAGCAGCAGCAGCCGTTGCAGCAACAGATGCAGCCCTTGAATATGCAAAAGCAGTTCGAGCAGCAGCCGAAGCGATGGCAGATTTGGCAGACAGTCGCAGACTTATTGGCGAAGATGGCGAGCGTGGTCTTGCACCCGTTGATCCATCAGTACCACGAGTCAACCCAATCGGTGGCGATATGATCGCTCTTGCAAAGGGCGGAATTGTCACATCACCAACAATGGCATTGATCGGTGAAGCCGGCCCTGAAGCGGTTATCCCACTCTCACGCGGTGGCGGATTCGGTGGCGGAATTACCATCACAGTCAACAATGCAGGATCGGTGATTGCAGAGGCAGACCTTGTTTCAAGCATTCGCAACGCACTCCTTCAGGCTCAAAATAATGGGCAAGTGATTACAAAGTCAGCGGTGGCAATCTAATGGCTCTGCCAACACTTGGAGTTTCAGTTGACTTTGCCAACGGCCCTGCCTTTGGCAATCCACTTATTCTTGATGATGAATCAACGCCGCTTGGCGTGGGCATCCTGGCAGATACGGCATCTGATGTTGTAGATGTTTCAGACATCACTCTTCGAGCATCAATTCGCAGAGGTCGAAACCGTATCTTGAACAAGTTTGAAGCAGGGAGTGCAACAGTTATCCTTGAGGATACTAATGGCGATTGGGTGCCAACCAACACCTCATCTCCCTATTACGGCAAACTTGTACCTCTTCGCAAAATCCGCATTTGGGCAGATTATGATTCAGGATCAGGAACAGTTCGGTACTATCTTTACTCAGGCTACATCACGAGCTATGACACAAACTTCCAACTTGGACTTGAAAACATTTCAACGGTGACTTTGCAATGCGTGGATGCATTCCGCCTGTTTTCAAGCGTTGCCATCTCAACGGTTGCAGGAACTTCTGCAGGGCAGACAACAGGTGCGCGAATGAATAACCTGCTTGATGTGCCAGCCTTCCCAAGTTCAATGCGCGTGATTGATACAGGCGACAGCACCGTTCAAGCAGACCCAGGCACCGAGCGTGACCTTCTTTCAGCCTTGCAGACAATTGAAAACAGCGAATTTGGTGGGTTCTATATTGACCCTGAAGGCAACGCTACCTTCCTTTCACGGAACACTTTGGCTCAAAAGGCAGATGGAACTCCCACAGATTTTGCAGATGACGGCACAGGAATCTCATATCAGGCAATTGACTTTGCCTATGATGACACCCTGATTTTCAACGATGTCACCGTCAACCGCGAGGGTGGAACCCCACAGACTGTGCAGGATACAAGCAGCATTGAGACATTCTTCATTCACTCAGGAAAGCGTGAAGGTTTGTTGATTGAGACAGATGCAGAGTCTTTAGATCAGGCAACGATGATTCTTCAATCACGCAAAGATGCAGTTTTCCGCATTGACTCTATTGGGCTGAACTTGGCAGATGATGCTGAAACCGCCCGAATCGTTGCAGGTTTAAGTTTAGATATCTTTGACTTGGTGGACATCACCAAATCCACCCCAGGGGCAGGAAGTGTCACCCTTGAACTCTTCGTTCAGGGAGTTCAGCATGACATCACCACCAACACATGGGGAACAAAATTGTTCACGGCGGAGCCTATAATTCAGGCATTCATCTTGGACTCAGCAACACAAGGAACTTTGGATGGCGCAAACTCTGTGCTTTCCTACTGATTAAGGAGCAATGATGGCAGGAGCAGGATACAAGTTATTCAACACAGGCGATGTGTTAACAGCCGCACAGGTGAATACTTATTTGATGCAACAGAGCGTGATGGTTTTTGCAAACTCAACAGCTCGAACAACAGCCCTGTCAGGTGTACTTGCTGAAGGAATGCTTTCATACCTTGTTGATACTAATGCAGTTGAAAAGTATGACGGATCATCTTGGAGCGCAATCGGTACAGGTGACATTGAAGGAGTAACGGCAGGAACAGGATTGTCAGGTGGCGGAACTTCAGGCACCGTGACACTTTCTATCGCTTCAGCGCAGTCAGATTTGGTCATCAAGGGCTTTGAAGAAGATGTCAATGTTGTCGCAAGTGCTGCAACAGGCACAATCAACTTTGATGTCTCAACGGCATCGGTGTGGTATTACACGACCAACGCCACCGCCAACCACACCCTCAATTTCCGTTATTCAAGCGGAGCAACACTCAGCTCTGTTTTAGCAGTAGGCGATGCGATCACTCTTGTATGGCTCAACACCAACGGTGCAACTGCTTATTATCCAAATGTGATTCAGATTGACGGCAGCACAGTCACCCCAAAGGTACCTGCTGCGATCAGCGCAGGAAATGCTTCTGCAATAGATGCATATGTGTTCACAATCATCAAGACAGCAGCAACGCCAACATATACAGTTCTTGAAACACAGACGAAGTTCGCATAAGGGGATTTGATGTCACCGATCATTTCAACTTTGGCAAACGGCTCTGCATATGGGTATCGAACCCTTGCGGCGGCAGGTGGCGGGCCATCTTACGAATCCATCGCCTCTGCAACTGGCACAGGATCAAATACTACGATAACTTTTTCCTCAATACCTAGTACCTTTACTGCGCTTCAAGTTCGTTTTACAATTACAGGAACTGCATCAGGTACCGACCCTTATCTATATTTTAATGGAGATTATGGTTCACCGTACAATTACACTTGGCATAGATTGATTGGTAATGGTTCAACTGTGACTGCTAGTGGTAGTGTAGGCGATTCTGGAGTGCGCTTGATATATGGTGCTGATACGAACGCAACTTATCCCATAAGTGGGATTATAGATGTTCAACAATACGCATCAACTACGCAAAATAAAACTGTAAGAACTTTTGCGGGTCAAGATGCAAATGGGACATTTGCTAGTCCAGTCGGTTTAACTAGTGGATTATGGAACAATACAAATGCTATAACTTCTTTAAGTTTAATTCTTGCTGGTGGTCCAGCATTTGCTACTGGTACAACCATTGCACTATACGGAATCAAGGGAGCGTAAATGCCAGCAACATACGAGCCAATCGCTACCACTACTTTAGGCAGCGCAAATGCAACTATTACTTTTAGTTCAATTACTTCCGCTTACACAGACTTGCGTTTGATTTTAGTCGGAAGCGTAACAAGTGGAACAATTATTCCAAAAATGACTTTTAACGGAGTCACTACCTCAACTTATTCTTTCACAAATTTGTCTGGTAACGGATCATCTGCTTCAAGTGGTAGTCTGACATCACAGACAGGCCTAGATTTAGGCTATCAAACAGGTTTTTCCTCTGGAACAATATCCACAATCGCTATTGATATTTTCTCCTATGCAGGATCAACTAATAAAACTTGTTTAATTGCTACCTCAATGGACAAAAACGGTTCAGGTGCAGTTGAAAGGTTTGTTGGTCTATCGCGCAATACTGCGGCAATAAGCAGCATCACACTTACTTCACCTGCTGGAACCTTTGCAACAGGCACCACAGCCACCCTCTACGGAATATTAAAGGCGTAAAATGGCGAATACATACACACTTATAGCAAGCAATGTGCTTGGCAGTTCTGCTGCAAGCGTTACCTTTTCTGCCATTCCTGCGACTTATACAGACTTGGTTTTAAGATACAGCGCAAGGAGTAGTCGCACCTCTGACCTGCAAAATGTGTACATAACTTTTAACGCATCAACCTCATCTGATTATTCTCAAACAGATGTAAAAGATTTTGGTGTGACAATTTTATCTACACGAGCAAGTAATGATGCAAAAGTGCAATCACTTGTGAACGGCGCCCCAAGCACAGCGAATACTTTTAGTAACAACGAAATTTATATAGCAAACTATGCTGGATCAACGAACAAAGTCTTTAGCGTTGTAGATTGTTGCGAAGCCAATAGCACTTCTGATTTTACAAATGCAAGAGCAGCAAAAGCAGCATTGCGCAGCAATACGGCTGCTATAACAGAAATCAAACTTGATGCAACTCTTGGATCAAGCACTTTTCTTTCAGGTTCATCTTTCTATCTCTACGGCATCAAAAAAGACTAAGGAGCAACAATGACAACACCAACAGCAATCGAAGTGAACTGCGCAACAGGCGAGGTCATTGAGCGTCCATTGACATCCGATGAAATCGCAGCCAACGAAGCAGCGGCGGCACAGGCAGCAGCCGATGCCCTAGCCGCCGAAGAAGTGGCAGCGGCAAAGGCAGCAGCCAAAGCAAGCGCCGAAGGCAAACTTGCAAAACTTGGCCTCACCGCCGATGAAGTTGCAGCTCTTCTAGGCTAACCCTTCCCCGAACATTCAAGGAGCAACATGCGCACATCACAAGTGACCGTGACAACCTCACCCACAAAGATCGTTGCAACCGGCAACATTTTCAGAGAAGTTCACATTCACAATGAATCAGGCAACATTTGGATCGGTGGCGATAACACCGTCAGCACATCCAACGGTGTCAAGGTTGACAATAATTCTCATGATGTGATGCATCTTCCTGCGACAACAGAGGTGTGGGCAGTTACCAACACAGGAACCGCGCTTGTTTATATTTTGGAAGTGAACCAATGAGCGTTCAAGATTGGGCAGCGCTCACAGTTTCTCTTTTGACAATCGGTGGAGCATTCCTTGCCATCACTCGATGGCTTGTCAAGCATTACCTGAATGAGTTGAAGCCAAACGGCGGATCAAGCATGAAGGATTCAGTTGCACGATTGGAGCGACAAGTTGAAGAAATTTATCGCATCCTTCTTACTCGCTCTGACTCTTAGCGGTTGCGGGTATCAGGGTTGGGTTCGCTACCCATGCCAAGAGTTTGAAAATTGGGAAAAGCCTGAATGCAACAAGCCGCAATGCGAAATCACAGGAACCTGCACCTCTGACCTACTTCCGGAGATATTTGATGAAACGCCGTGACCGATACACACCCGAAGAACTACACGCTCGCCTGATTGTCTCGATTGGTGTCATTTTGGCAATCGTCTTTGCAGGATCGGTTTTTTCACTCCTGTGGGCGCTTGTATTTGTGACACAACCAATGAAGCAAGCACCCAACGATGCAGCCTTCATTGATCTTGTGGCAACTTTGACGGTATTTCTCACAGGAACTTTGGCAGGGATTGTCTCTGCAAATGGCTTGAAATCGAAACCAAAACAAGGGGAACAAAATGTCAGCACAACTGAACACATTTCTTGAAGTAGCTCGTGGCGAAGAGGGTTTTATTGAAGGCCCTGCCGATAATCAAACTCACTATCAGAAGGCAAACCAAGCATGGTGCGGTGCCTTCGTCAATTGGGTGGCAAAACAAGCGGGGGTAAAGATTCCCAACTGCACCTTCACCCCGTCAGGGGCAGAGGCGTTCCAAGCCAAAGGTAAGTGGCAAGATGCCGAGGTTGCCACGCCAATGCCAGGTGACATCGTGTTCTTTGATTTCCCATCAGATGGCATTGATCGCATTTCTCATGTTGGCATCGTCTTGCAGGTCAGAGATGATGGAACTGTTGTCACAATTGAGGGCAACACGGCACCTGATAAGAAGGGCGATCAGCGCAACGGTGGGCAAGTATGCCGTAAGGTTCGCGCCTATAAGAAGAAAAATCGTGGCAAACTCAAGTCATCCTTGCCGGTGTTCATCGTTGGATTCGGCAAGCCTACTTTTAAGGAGTAATGATGTTTGACAAAGCAAAAATTGAAGCAATTGTAATGACCTACCTTCGGGCAGGTGCAGCGGCAGTTGTAGCTTTATACCTTGCAAACCCAAATCAACCTTTGAAGAATTACCTTGTTGCAGGATTGGCAGCAGTTGCCGGCCCTGTGTTGAAGGCGCTTGATCCAAAGGCAACAGAATTTGGAAAAGGTAGCGAATAAGAAATGAACCGGGGGGAAATCTTAGATGAGGCCAAGCGCCTCACACATACTGATCGTCAAAAAAACTATGGATCACCGTATGTAAATCACAAACGCATTGCCGACCTGTGGAGCGTGTATCTTGAAACTGAGATAACACCTTCACAGGTCGCTTTGTGTTTATGCCTTGTCAAAATTGCTCGATTGATTGAGACACCTGATCACGAAGATTCATTTACAGACTTGGCAGCATATGCCGCGATAGCAGGGGAGATTGAATCACGATGGAAAT